TAGAAAGAGGTATAGCATTATGAAAGAAATTATAATTGAAAATTTGGATCCCAATGAAAAAAATGTTTGTTGGATATGTGATAAAAAGTTTTCTTTTATACCTCATAACGCCGAACCTATTTCAATAGGTGTATGTTGTAATGAGTGTAACTTAGAAAAAGTAATACCTGCAAGATTAGAAAGGATAAAAAATGGATAACCAAAAAATGTTAGATATATTAAAAAACGACTATATAGAATTGTTTAAAATAAGGCGAACTTATTTAGCAAAAAGTAAAAGAGAAACTTTATTTAGTACAGAAGCAATAGCTAAATTAGATAATGAAAGACTAAACTTGATTGCAAGTGTACTCGTAGAGTGGCAAGTTCTAGGATCTGCTAAAGAGGTGCTTTATTTTTACGATAAACCTTGGAAATGGGTCAATGAAATAAATTTACTATATATTATTTTCAATGGCCAAGACGTAGATGAATTTGCTAGTAAAGTAGAAGAACTCATTCGTGAATGTTTAGATAACGAGATTGCTACCTATGAATATGTAAAAGATAAGTTACGCGAAAGTTTAAAAGAAAACGCTGAATATATTACTTATCATAAGGAGCAAATAAATGCAGGATAATGATTTAGAAAAACTTATAAATACTTTTTTTGACGAATTTTGGACTACTCAAGATATTGCTAAATATTTAGGAGTAAGTCAAAGAACTGTTTGGCAATATAAAAGTAATAAAAAACTACCAAGACCTTTTGGCTTTTTTGAAAATAAGCCTTTATGGGCTAAGAGGCATATCAAAGAATGGTTTGAGGAAGGTAAATTATCCCAAACTATAACTATAATAAGGCATAAGTAAAAAATAAAGAAAGTGAGTTAATATGAGTATCGAAATATTAGCACAAGTCATATATAAAAAAAATATGGACTTAGTTGTTGGAGGTAAACTTAACGAAGAAGATTTATTCTCTAATATGAATGAACACATGCAAACCTTAATGGATTTTATTGAGAGTTTTGGTGGTAGTTCAAAAGCGATCCCAACAAAAACAGAAAACAATTTAGACTTAAACTGTCCAAATTGTGGAAAAGCAGATAATTTTGAAGATAACAGAGCAAAACGCAACTCTGATATTAAATTTTCTAAGATTCCTGTTTTTAGTTGCAGTAATTATAAAAACAATCAGGGTTGTGGGTGGAAAACTTGGGATGAAGATGTATTGCCAAGTATGATGAGCGGATTTGTTGCACCTTTAGAGCCTGTTGCAAAACCAATTTCAGAAGATAATTCGGTTGCCCCTTTTTAGTTTACGTACTAATAAACTATTTCCGTTAAAAGGGTAATCTAAAGTAGAATGAGGTCTAGGTTAAGAATCTAAACTACTCCGTACCTAGACCGAGTTCTATTAAATAAGGAGTAGATATGAGTAATTTAAGTGTCGATAATAAATTTATTATTATACCTGAATGGATTTTATTAGCTAATATTTCAGATAAAGCTAAAGTCCTATATGGTGCGTTATGGAAATACGCTGATAGAAATAGTAATAAATGTTTTCCTAGTAGAAAGACTTTAAGTAAAGATTTAAACTGTCACCCAAGTTCTGTTGATAGATGTTTAAAAGAATTAGTAAATATAAATGCTATTGAAATTACTAAACGGCCACCAAAGGAAAATGGAGCTAATCAAAGTAATTTATATCTGTTAAAAACTGCACCTATTAGTACTGATAATGATACCCCTGTTAGTGTAGATAATGACACCTCTATTAGCCTCACGGATGACCTAACAATAACCAAAGTAACAAAAACCAATATAACAAGCGGATCACAAAGTAAAACTCGTAAAAAAGATTTAATATTTGAGGAGTTATGCATTCAAACTGGTATTGATTGGAAAAAAGCACCTCGAAATGAATTAGGTCGTGTGCAAGTTGCTACTAAGCAATTAAAAGAAATAAATGCTAGCGTTGATGAAATTAAAAAAGTGGCTACTTGGTATAAAACTAATTGGAAAGATATAGATATAACACCTACTGCTATTGTAAGTAATTTTAGTAGTATTTTAAAACGAGTTGAAGATATACCTAAAAAGCATGATTGTAAAATGGACGGCCATAAGTTTATTGATTTAGATGTGATATTTCAATGTAGGTATTGTAAACTAGAAAGGAGTAAATAATGATTGTAGAAAAGAAAACAGTTCAATTAACTGAATTAAAATTATATCCCGATAATCCAAATCAAGGAGATGTAGGAGCAATTGCAACCTCAATAGAAGAATTTGGCCAGTTTCGTAGCATAGTTGTTAATAAAAGAACAATGGAAATATTAGCAGGTAATCATACATATTTAGCTATGAAAATGTTAGGTAAAGATACAATCGAAGCAGAGTTTATTGATGTAGATGAAATAACTGCAAAAAAAATAGTTTTGGCTGATAATAGGCTTAGTGAAATAAGTATGTACGACCAAGATGTATTAAAAAATATTTTAACTGAAATAGCTGAAACAGATACTTTATTAGGAACAGGATTTGACGGAGATGATTTAGACGCATTAATTGCTGAATTAGAATCGCCTTTAGATTTAGATACAAATAAAAAAGTAGATGATGATAAGCCTAAAAATTTTAAAAGAAAATTGCCTTTAGATTTAATTTATAGTTTTAGTCCTTATGCAACAACAACATTTATTGCTAAAGAATTTGGTTGGTTGTGTGGATCCATTTCAAAAGAATGTCATAGGTATGTTGATAAAGATAAATATCGTAATAGATTTGATTGGAGTCATAAAATTGAATTTATTGATAACGAATGGAAAGGTTACGACCATGAAAGGCATTTAAAAGCAGTTTCATATTTTAAACCTAAATACGCAACGACTAGAGATATTATGTCATCTGACCAATGCAGAGAAAATGATATTGAATATTATACATTTGACCAAATTATGGATTTTGCAGAGGAAGTCGATGAACACGCTGAAAATACAATTTTGATTCCAAAATATGATTGCATAGATAAAATACCTGAAAAATATGTTTTAGGATTTTCCGTACCAACTTCTTATGGTGGAACAGAAGTTAATTATGAGGCATTTAAAGGACGACCTATTCACTTATTAGGTGGAAGTTGGAAATTACAATTACAATATTTAGAGTTTTTCGGAGATGATGTAATTTCAATAGACAATAATTATATTTATAAGATTGGCGAATTTGGTCAATATGTTTTAGAAGACGGGACTTTAGCAAGATTAGATAAAGAAATGAATTATCCTGTTGGTAGCGTAAAAAGTCATGTAACTTTAGCAACTATGTTATCTATTACAAATATAACTAAAAAAGTAACTGAAATGTTCGGAACACCTGAATTGGAAGAAGAATAATTTTAATCTAAGTTGCCCTTTTAGACGCTAGGTATATAATAATATTATATTAGTTAGTTAAGGAGTAGTTAAGATGAATGCAGAAGAATTTGTAAATAGTATTGAAAACGGTAGTTTTTGGTTTACTACCCAAGATGATTTAAATAAGGCCAAAGCATAATGGTACACCAACAAAGAAAAGTTTACGACGCTGAATGGGCAGCCAAAATTCAAAGTTTTGATATTATGCCTAACGTTAGAAATATTAATCAACGTAAGATTAGAACTTATATTCATGACCAATTAATATTTAGTGTTGGATCCGCAGGAGTTATTGAGACTGTAAGTAATCCAAATAAGCCATATTCAACAGAAAGTCCTGAAACGCAAATAAATGCAAGACCGTTATTTGAAAGAAGTTGGCAATATGTTGGTAAATATTATGGCAACTATTGGAGGCGAGGCAATCAAGTTAGCTTTAACCAAGATGAATTAAATTATATACCAAAAGATGAATCTAATATTTTAGAAAGAGTTTGGTTGGAAGCAGAAAAACTTGTTAACGAATATCCTAATAATGTTATTGAAATTGATATGGGCTATTTTGTAAGTAATGGCCGAAGTTATATAGATAAAGAAGCCAAAAGATTTTACAATGCAGATTTTGATATATCTTTAGAAGTTGTAAATGATGAAATTATATCAACTTGGAATAAACAAATTGGTATGTTGCGTAAAAATTTCAAAGAGGAAAAAAATCCAAATTATATGACTACTAAAGAATTAGAAAAATTAGTTCAGCAAAAAGTTAAGCAAAAAATATTTAGTAGTTATTTTTATAGAGCTTATTTTGATACCAAGATAACAATATCAATTGCTAACTCTTATAATGGGTCAAGCCATTATTCAGCAGGTGCAAATCATATAACCTTAAAAAAATGGGCAGGAGATAAAACCTTATTGCATGAGTTAGCGCACCAAGGTAAAGGTTGCAAAGGTCATAACGCACATGATGAACACTTTACAAGTCAAATGTTAATGTTAGTTGGTCAATTCTTAGGGCATAAGCAACAAATAATATTAGAAGAAGAATATCGTAAACGTGGCGTGCATTGGTTAGGTAACTTTTTTCATACGCAGGAATGTTTAGCTAAAGCAGGAGTTGATAAAGATAGCGCAAGATATAAAAATGCTAAAAGCAATAGGACTTGTGCAAATGGTAGTACACGAATGACTAAGAAGTTTAGTAACTGGTTAACTGATGAGAATAGAAAGGTAAAAGCATGACACAATTAAAAATGGTTAAGACATTATTAAAAAGTAGTCCTAACGGAGTTTGTGCAACTAAATTCTTAGAGAATAAAATACCTAGGTTTGGACATCATATTTGGGACTTAAGAACTAATCATGGTTGGGATATTGAAACTCTCAAGTGCGATTTAGAGGGACATAACCATAAAGATAAGCAATATAAATATGTCTGGGTCGTATTATATTCAGAAAATAAAATGCCTAACGGTATGCCTTTACGCGTTATAAATGGAAAAGATTTCTTAGCAGGAAATATTCACGCAAAAGAAAGCGATCCCAAATTAGACGAATGGAAAGAAAAATCTAAAGAAGAAAGACATGAATATATTCAATCCTTGTTAAAAGAGAAAGGTTTAAGATGAACGATATTAAAGATTTTGAAAGTTATGTTGAAAGTCAATTAGATAAAGCTGACTTAATGCGTAAATCAATAGCAGAAGATAAAGCAATAGAAAATAATTTTAACTATTGGAATAGTTTAAATGATATTGAAAAATTGGAACATATTAATTTTATGACTGGCGACCATAGTAAATGGAATTGTGAATGTACGCTTGATAGTAATGGAGTAACTAAATATATAAATCTTATTTGTTATAAATGCAAATTTGTAAGAGATATTCAAAAAACTAAACCTAATTTACTTAAAAAATATCGTTGGGTAAGACCAGAAAGTCATTTTATAGTATGAGTATTTCAACTGAACTTGGCAAAAATGCGTTATTAGACCAAATGCGATTAGGCAAAGAAGTTTGTAATTATCAAATAAACGGCGTTAGAAGAATAATATTCCAATTTAAAAATTGGGGATTTCCAATTGAAACAATGACTTGTACAGACATTAGATGTAATAAGTTTAGAAAGCATGTATCATATTATTATGAGTGGGCAAGAGAATTTAGAGCCGAAAATTATAACAGACATATTCGGTAACGAAGTAGCAATAGGCAAAGCTGAAAGCTTAGGGCAAGTTAGTATATATATTTGGCATAACGTCGCACAGACACCAATTATGATTAAATCAGAAGATATTGACTTAATAATTGATGAACTAATTGACCAAAAAATCGAAGCATTGGAAATTAAAAAAGAAATATTAAGTTCAGATGATATGCATGTAAGTGAATGTTGCCAAAAAATAATATATGGTAACCCTTATTCTGATTGTCCTTATTGCTTAAGCGATCCGCATGAGTAAAGAGGAAATTACTTGGCAAGAGGATGAGACTTATTCAGATTATAAAAGACGTAAACATTCAGGTATGCAAGGAATGGGACAAAAGACAGTTAAAAATAAAGACAATTGGACTGATAAACAAAAAATGGGGCTTAATAATAAAAATAAAGGTCGCCGTAAACAAAACATAGCTAGAAAGAAGTTAGGAATTCCTGATACAAAGTTTAGAAGCCAAATGGGTCATGAGGAAAATTGGCGAGGCGAAATTAGAGCAGAGGTTAAAGCAGGAAAACAAGTACAACCTTTATGGAATAAATACCAAAAAGCTAAGTTACAATCTGATGAAAATACTCGAATAGGCGATACAAGACCTTTTATTTTCGTAGCAATGCCAGACGGAACTACTAATGGATTAATTACATTTGAATTAGATAAGTTAGATGATGTGATCCAAGCTTTTATTGAAACTTGGCATAAAGCAGATAACCAATAAACATAAGCCTTTAGTCATTAACACTTATGGCCGAAACTTTTTTACTACCGTTAGAACTTCATCTGCGAGGTGTTTTTTTACCAATATATGGTATTGTTAAGTTAAATATGGTTAATTGGGGCAGAAAGGGTAAATATGGCAAGACCAACTAAACTAACTCCAGATATAATTCAAGAGGTTAGAGGTCTAATTGTATTAGGTTTAACTTATAAATTAGTTGCTGAAAACTTAGGGATAAGTGAGGAAACGTTTAGAAAATGGCGCAAACAAGGCAATGAAATAATTGAGGAAAATAAAAGATTTGAAACTCCTTACGAAAGTTTATTAAAAGAACTAGCATTAACTGTTAGAAAAGCTAATTCAGAAGCAGTTAGTAGGCGATTAGCACGATTAGATAAAGGAGCACAGGAAGGCAAACATCAAATAGATATGTGGTTTTTAGAAAGACGCTTTCCAGATGAGTTTGGAACTAAGCAGATTGTAAAAGTCGGTAATGATAATGATGAGCCTTTAAAGGTTAAATTACAATGGCCAGACCAGAAATAGAAATAGAACTACCAGATTTACACGAATTACAAAGACAAATAGCCGAAGATGATACACGTTTTAAAATAGTCGTTGCAGGTAGGCGTTGGGGCAAGACTAGATTAGGGATCGCAATGGCTATCAAGTATGCATTAGAGGGTGGCCGTGTTTGGTGGATAGCACCAACTTATCCTATGGCAATGGAGGGTTGGAGAGATATTAGGCAAATGGTGTATGATATTGAAACTGCTGAACTTCAAGAGGCACAAAAGTTAATTAATTTTCCTGGTGGTGGCCAATTACAAATTAAATCGGCTGATAACCCACAAAGGTTAAGAGGTGCAGGACTTGATTTTGTAGTATTAGATGAGTGTGCTTATATTAAAGAGGAAACTTGGGCAGAAATTGTAAGGCCAACACTTACAGATAAACAAGGTCATGCTTTATTTATATCTACACCTAGTGGCTTTAATTGGTTTAGTAGGTTATTTGAAAGAGCTGAAACCAATGATGAATGGAAAAGTTGGCAATTTCATACTGATACAAATCCTTATATACCAAAAGGCGAATTAGATAGTGCTAAAAACGAAATAGGTAGCTTTTTATTTAGCCAAGAGTATGAAGCTAAGTTTGTTGAGGCAGGTGGTGGATTAATTAAACCAGACTGGTTACGTTATTACACTTTAAAAGACAAAGTTGAATATAACCGAATAGGTAATGAGGAAGTAAAAACCTATTATAATTTTGGATCACAAGAAGTTAGTAAAGATGAACTAACAATATATACTTGCGTAGATTTAGCAACAAGTACTAAAACTACTGCTGACTTTACTGCAATAGTTACAGTAGGCGAAACTAAAAATAGCGAACTATTAGTTTTAGACGTAACAAGAGCAAGAGTTGAAGCACCTGATATTATTCCATTAATTGGTACAGTTATAAATAAATATAAGCCAGTATTTGTAGGTATTGAAAGAGCAGGTTTTCAATTATCAATTATACAAATGGCCAGACGTCAAGGGATACCAGTAAAAGAGTTAAAAGCAGATAAGGACAAAGTTAGCAGAGCATTGCCTTTAGGTGCTAAGATGGAGGGAGGAAGTGTCTATTTCGATAGGAGTGCTAGTTGGTATTCTGAATTAGAGAGGGAGTTACTGCAGTTTCCTCTAGGCGAACATGACGACCAAGTAGACGCTTTAGCTTATGCAGTAGCAGAGACAATAAGGAAAAAAAGGTATGTTGCTTACTAAAATTTGTGCAGTACGGGGTACTACTCCTTTAGTAAGTTGGAACAGACTTAGCCTCGTATTGCACTAAGGGAGATTATGGCAGATAGAAGAAGTTTTAGGGAAGTTATAAACAATATAACATTTACTAATAATAGGGATAATGGTAAAAGATATACTGGTAACTTTTTTGCAAGTGAAAATGCCTATGGAAGTAATAGTAGTTTTATACAAGGTTGGAATACCTCAGCTGGAGATTTTGACTTAGAAGGACTAGGTAATGGCCAATCAAACTCAATAGTCGTAGCTTGTTTACAATTATTAGGAATATCATTTTCAGAAGCAAGTCTTAAAGTAACAGATAAAGATATTGAGGGTAATACAGAGGATATTCCAAATCATCCATTTAGCTTGTTAATGCGTAGACCAAATAGTTATATGTCAGGCGACGTAGTACAACAATATATTGTAAATGCTATGCACGTATCAGGCGACGCTTATCTACTAAAACAAAGAAATGAATCAGGCGAATTAGTAGCTTTATATCCTTTAATGCCTGAATCTGTAACACCTAAAGGAACAGAAGAACAATTAATAACTCATTATGTTTATGAAATGGATAATGGTAAAGCAATAATACAAAAGAATGATATAGTCCATTTAAGATTAGGATTGGATCCCAATAATCATAAGCAAGGTTTCAGTCCATTAAGAACAGTTTTAAGAGAAATTTATGGAGATGAAAGTGCAGGACAAATGGCAACTGCATTATTAGCTAATATGGGTGTACCTAGTGTGATGATTACACCTAAAGATGAATATGGACCAAGTCAAGATGAAGCAGAACAAATAGCCAAAAAATATCAACAAAAAGTAAGCGGTAAAAATAGAGGTAAGCCATTAGTTATGAGTGGTGCTATGAACGTTGAAAAATTATCCTTTAGTCCTAAAGATTTAGACATAGGTTTATTAAGACAATTACCAGAAGAAAGAATATCAGCAGTACTTGGCGTTCCTGCAATATTGGCAGGATTAGGTGCAGGATTAAAAAATGCTACTTATAGTAACGCAAAAGAACTAAGAGAGTTTTTTACTGAGAATAAACTAATACCATTATGGCGTATGGTAGGCGAAGAATTAACACAACAAGTTTTAATAAAAGAATATGAAACAACACTAACAACCTCAGCCGAATATGATTTCAGTGAAGTAAGGGCATTACAAGCTGATGTAAATGAATTATACGATAGATTAAATGTAGGAGTACAAGGTGGTTGGATTACAATAGCAGAAGCTAGGCAAAATGTAGGACTACCTACAACACCTGACCAAGAAGTATATTTAATACCAATGAATGTAAATATTGTTCATGGTAAATTAGAAGCACCAGCTAATCAGGAATTACCATTAAATGAAAGCGATCCCTTAGAAATTGAGGACGATATACAAACAAGCAATAACAGTATTTTTACTATTGAAAAGACTGAGAGTCAGTTTTGTGTTTATGATAATAACTCAGGTAAGAATTTAGGTTGTTATCCTACTAAGGA